AACCAGTAGTCATCAATCGTCTCCGAAGTTGTTAGCAAGAAAGTCCTCAAGTTCAGTGAGTTTGCTATCACTCAAGTTCCAAACATACTCGCTGATGATAGTATCGAAGAGGTCTACATCTTCACGGCATTTCTCTTTCAAAAACCACTCAAGTTCAGTTCTGTTAGTCATAATCAATCAGGCAGGAAGTGTGCAGAAAGTTCCACACCACTTGCGAACCCATTGTAGAGTTTCAGCGTAGGAAGTGCGGGGTTTGGACATAGGCATTGACACATTCTTTTCGGGATTGTATGCAATAGCAATGAACTTGTCATCAACTTGCTGAATCCACATTTGATTCACTTTACCTTCTTTCCAGTTGGTGTGGTAGTGGTAGACTTGATCCATGGTAGTGTCGTTCATACTACTGGTACACTTTCAGGGGCCCAGTTAAGTTAATTAGCAGACTTCACTTGTTCAGGTACACTGGGAGCATCAAATCCTTTCTTGATTTGATCACCTTTCACAAACCCAATTCCACCCAGAACGAGTGCAAGTGCAAGAACGATTGCTGCCTTCGAGTGACCCAAATCATCATCTCTTTCATTATACTCTTGGACACTTTGACCAGTTACTTTCTCACCGATCCATGCACCAGCAGCACCACCTAAACCCATCAGAATCCATGGAGTAAATGATACAAATGCCCAACCAGCAGCAACTAATCCAATCAAAGCTGCAGTTCCGCCAATGTCACCAACTCCAGAACCTGAGGAGTTTGATTCACCACGAACCTCACGCAAATTGCGAATGTAGATAGGATCATAGAGGTGCTCAATCTCCTGCTTTGCAGTAGACATCGAACCAGATTCTACTGTGACTGTGTATGCTGTACCAGTCGGAACTGTTTTAATCTCTGCCTTGTAAGTTGCCATTACCAGGATCCTCTTTGAATGTGAATTTTACGGATTTCGGAGTAAATGAAGCGTTGAAGTTTAGGGTCGGTTGTATTATCAAAAGCATAATACAAACGATTTAGATAATCATCTTGTGTGGCACCTATGTTACCATCACCACCGATGTCATTGAGTGATGAACCTGCACGAACTTTCGATTTTCCGAAATTGCCTGACACACGCCCAGTTGTCCTCAGTTTGGGACGAATCTTTGAGAGGTTAGAGTAAGTCATTTTGCGTACAAATATCCTCCCGCCCAGTCAGCATGTTCAAGCAACCATTCACGATCACTGATCAATCGCAGGTCATAACGAACACCTTTGGCAGGAGCTTTCCAGGAAGCAGACTTATACACTTCGCCAGTCTTCTTGTCTACGAAAGCATGAACACTGCGACCACCGCCACTATCAACCATCACGAGTTTGTGATACTTACGACCCGTTTCTGGGTAGAAGTCATAACCATCAGGTCCATTGTGACGCAATGCTTCACACAATGCAAAAGTGTGACCTAGAACAGCATTAGCAATGTTACCTTTTGCCTCTTGTTGTGCAGAATACTCTGCAAAGGTAGTTGTAGTCATTTCAGTTGTGCTCATACTACTGGTACACTTTCAGGGGCCCAGTTATCAACCCCAAGACTTTTGGATGGTAAAGTTTGCATGAGAGAATGTTTCACGATCAACTACCTTAAAGGTGCCATACTTGTTGCTGATGACATAACCTTCATGGAATGAATCAACACCATCAATAGAACACTCAATCTCATCGGTTTCATGAACAAACAGGAACAGATCGTCCTTGATTGTCTTCACCAACTTCCAAAGCCGTAGGACATTCACATCACAATCACATTTTTCTGCAATTTCATCTTCATTCACGACCTTTTGCTCACGGATGCAAGAGTTGATCTCCTTCTTGATTTGTGTTGCTTTGTTTGGAGTCACAAAGTCACACAGAGTAGACATTTGCTTGGCAAACTTACACACATCCTCCAAATCTTCACGATAGGGATTCAGTTCCACAGAAGGCTGAACAAACAGACAATCCTTAGTGCTGATCAGTTTGGATTGCAGGGGAGCAGCAATCATCTCACGAATGTCATCAGCACCACTGTAGATTGTGTGAGGTGCAATAACAATCTCCTGACGAACTTTCTCAGGAAAACGATAGGTAATTGTATTGGGAGTAAAGGTATCCAACCCCTTACCAAAACCAATCCAATCGCCTTGCAACACTTGTTTAGTACGAGGCAGGAAATCAAAGCAAAGATGTAGGATTTCTGCTACCTTGCCAGCGTAAAACTTATCAATATCTTCATGAGAATGTGCAATCTTAATCTTTACTTTATTGAAGACACTTTTAGTGCCCACAAACCATTTACCATTTGCAGGATTAGTTCCCCAGCATACAGCTGGAGCACCATCCATTTTTACACTGATAGTGCTATTTGCTTCATAAAACCAATTCAAAACCTCAAGATTACCAGTAAGCACCATGTCTTCTGGATGCTCCAAATGAAGATTTTTCGTCATTGATTTCGTGCTCATACTACAGATACACTTTCAGGGGCCCAATACTTTAATTCGCAGTGATTTGTCTCGAAAATCAATACCTTTACCTTTTTGATAGTTACTTAAACCACAGGCATTTGAAACATAACCAGTAACCAAACACTTATAGAGTTGTTTATGAACTTTTGATCGTCCAATGTCACATTTTTCTTTATTGTTGGGATCAAATAACCCTACACATTTGTCTCTTGTTTCTCTACCACCAGCACCAGTTTTTCCACCTTTAATTGCTGCGGGTTTTCTATCATATTTTGGATTAAATATACCCAACTTATTTTCTTTTGTTACTCTACCACCTTTAGAACCTGCTATAATTTGGTTCTCTCTTTTGAAGAAAGGATTATTTACATGTGCTTCTCTTTCTTCTTCAGTCCATTTAGTCCCATATCTAAAGTGGAGTTCTCCTCTTAAAGGTTCTTGAAAAATAACATAATCACTATCATCAACCAAGATGAAATCTTCTCCAGATACATTGAAACATTCGTTCAATGCTTGAACGCTTACTTTATTCATAACTGCTTTATGTGTGGTAGTATTATTTATACAAGAAAAGAGGCATTTCTGCCTCCAATCTTTTGCTTAAGTTACCACACATAAGCATCATTATTTATCATCAAGCAGTTACCTGACGAGAAACCAGTTGTTGATACTTTTCAGTCACATAATCAACTGCTTGCTTCACATAAGGAAAAACAGTTTCTGTGAACTTAACCACATCTTCACGAAGTTTGTTGACTTCATACTGATGGATTTGCCAACGAACCTTAATGTCTTGAATGTATTGATCGCGGGTGATGAGAACCTCAGGAACTTTCACCTCAGGAGCAACAGCAACAACATTTGCGGTTTGCTTGCGAGCGCGTGGCATAGAATCGCTGTAACTTACAATACTGGTACACTTTCAAGGGCCCAGTTTCAATCAATGGGCAACTTTGCTATGCTTTTGCCACTCTTATGGTCCTGGATAAACTTTCTTGCAGAGTTTTCAGTTCTACATACCTTCAACTGTTGACCATTATGTATAATCATCAGTTGCTTGCCGTAAGGTACAGCTGCGTATGTATCCTTAAACATAGTAAATCCTTCTTGCATAATGCACACTTTCCAAAAAATCGTGAATTTAATTGTGGTGGATGACCTATGACACCCTCCAGGTAGAATTGCAAAAAAATCAGGGTTTTGCCCCTGATGGCCACTTGAGTCTACTATGAGACTCACCGCCTCACCACAGAGATGGCAGGTTCGCCCTTCTGGAAGATAGTGTCAACAACTGACTGCACAGCTTTGGCAGTGCTGATACCAACCTTGGAGTACACTGGGACACACACAAGACCGAACGATTTGCTATACTGACTCAGGTTGCCAGGTTCGATACTTCCATCACGCAAACCTTTGGCATCATCGTGATGCAAACGGATGCAACGGCCGATGGTCTGACTGATACCAATGAAGTCCATGTTACGCAGGAACAATACTGCTTCAAGACCACTTACATTGATACCTTCAGCAAGAATGGAGTGGTGAAGAACTACGAACTTCTTATCGTTATCCTTACCCCATGCACTCAGGGTATCAAAGAACACCTCACGATTGACCTTCTTGCCATCAATAACTGCGCCTGTCTTGGCAGTAATATACATCCAAGAATAACCGCGACATTCCAACTGGAAACAGAAATCAGTTTCAGTCACCAGAGAGACGATTTGCTTGGTTGCCTTAGCACAAATCAGAATCTTGCCAACCTTGTTGTCATCAATCGTTTCCAGCAGATTCTCAGAATCTCGGTCGAAGTTGGTCTGCTTGCCAGTTACCATAGCAAGTTGCTTGACAACAACTTTAGGGGGCACAATGTAACCACCTTCAACCAACTCAGGAGCAGGAACTTTGCAGATTACTTGACCATAAACAGCAGAATCATTCATCCCCGCTTTACCAACAGCTAGACTGTGCTTAGGTGTGGCAGTGAAGAAATAGCAACGCTTTGCATTAGCAGCGAAGTGCTCAGTTGCAGGGAAAAAGTGACGCTGAACAGAATTATGTGCCTCATCAAAGTAGATCGTATCCACATCAATCTCTGCTGCCTGAAGACGATTCAGAGAGTTGTAAGTTGTGAAGATAAGTTGATGCTTACCAGCAGCAAGACACATGCCAGTGTGAACAACAATGTCGGCAGGTTTAGTAGTGCTAAAGTGATGAGTTTCGCCAGAGTGAACATGCATCACTTCTGCGTTAGTGATAAACTCAAGAAACTCAGAAGAGAGTTGCTCAGCAAGCAAAATGCGAGGAGCAACAACAACAATAGTCTGAGGAGTTTCAGACTGCAACTCGCGCAGACAATCATAGATCATCTTGAGAGTCTTGCCACCACCAGTAGGTACAATAATTTGACCTTTGTTGTGCTTTTGCATAGCAGCAACACCGCGTTCTTGGTGGGGGCGAAGTTGAATGTTCATCGTATTGGTGCTCATACTATAGGTACAGTTTCAGGGGCCCAGTATCAGTTACTAATCTGTTTGTATCTCTTAAGGTCATCAAGTACACTTGCTATTGTAGCACGACTGTATCCAGTTGCATACTCTGAAGACTTCTCAATTTCTTTAGAAGAGTAATCAACTCCTTCACAAATATCATAACCTCTCTGCAGGTTGTTGATGATGCTATCAAGGACAAAATCGGGGATTTGAATGTAACTCATTGGTTTCAGTGGTTTGGTATCTAAAGACAAGAATAGCACGCTTAGCAGTCAATCTGAGCGTGCTGATGAGCAGTTGATCAACCGCCAAACATTTCATCAAAAAGATCATTCATTTCACTCATCTCATTCTGACGATCAATCAAGTTACGCATCTGAATGAGAGCATCTTGTTCCATCTTAAGTTTCATAAGTTGGTCACCAATGTGATGTAGTTTATTGTTAATTTCCACACGATCCAAACCATTAACTGCGGTGACAGTGTGTTCAATGCCGTTGATGATTTGTGGTTTGTCAGTAACAGTGAAGGTCATTCAAAAATCTTGCTTATACTACTGGTACACTTTCAGGGGCCCAATAACTCTCACAATTTTTTGTAAAGTATAATTTTTTTGTTCTCTCCTGTTGGTTTAACAAATTTCTGCTTCAGTTGTTCACTATTATCCCATTTCATTGAAGTTGATTTATGTGCTGGTAAACCTGCAGTTTCTCCAACAACTTCCCAGTTGTCAGCTTTATACACTGCTCCATTGTTTCCACCAGCAACAAAGGTGAGCAAATGTTGCAGATCATCCCCATACTTTTCTTTCCACACTTGTTTGCATGAATTACGCACAAGTTTAAGGATCTGAGTACCTGCATTTGGAATCCTTTTCTTCAGGCAGAATCTCCAATTATTTGCAAAAGTGTTAAAAACCTTTCGGTATTCTTCTTTTGATAGACCAACTCTTGTGAGCAAATCCTTTGGAGGAGGATACACTGAAGAACCCAATCCAATCATACCAATACACTCAGGAAGTAGTCCCTCTTCGGTATAATAAACTAACCAATCAATTCTTCTACCCACAGATGCTGCTGATGCAACATAACTGTGATAGGTTTCGATGATTGTTTTAACTTCTTGTTTTTGCTCCTTTGAGGTGACTAATTCGATAGAGAACATCAGAAAGTTTTATAAATGTGGAACATCAAGCCATGGTATCCTGAAGTGTATTTCTTACCAGAACCTTTCATCTGGAGGTGAAACATTTTGTTGCCATTTGCATCAATAAAATGCAAAGTAGTTTCATTCATTATCCATTCTCCATTATACACCAACTGCTCAAGATTTTCAATATCATACACTTCAGTGTTGGTCGTTGGTTTATCAAACCAGATCAAATAATCGACTGGGGTATCACTCATCCCACGACGCACAATTACATCAAAGATTTCGAGTTTGTGTTGATTAAACCACTCAAGTGCCCAAGCATTGTAACCATCTTCAATTTGACTCTTAGTGAGACGATGCTGACGGCTTTGACCATTGCTTACATCCTTTCCAGGAATACCAAAGAAAGAATCAAACCAAACTCGAAGATCTCCACCAATGTTAAAGAAATCACACCACTTTTCAGTAGAAGTAAGGTGACATTGAGTGTGATTCTTACTGACAGATTTCAGACTATAAGAAACTCCAGTTTCTTTATTGATAATGTCTTGCTTAGTCTTTGGTTTTCCATCAACAACATGACCAGCAGTTTTTGTATTCAACCAATCACAAATGCGCTGCTCATTGATGTGACCAATGCGCTTTGCTTCAGTTCCAGCAATAATTTGAGCAGTAGTCAAGGAAGTTGAATCATCTAATAGTGGTACACTTTCAGGGGCCCAGTTCTACTTATCGCCAGTAAGTGATGACTGATAGTGACTTGCGGGTTTGTCTCTTCCTTTTTGCAAATCTGCTTGAACTCTCTTGCCAGTTCTTACAATCTTTTTCTTTTCTTCTCTACTGTAAGGTCTCTTTTCACCTTTTGGAAGTAGAGAACCTTTAATCATGTGATCTTCTTTCTCTCCAGAAGTTTTCTTCTCTGGTGCTTTCTTTGAGAGAAGCTTTGATGCTGTCTTTTCTGCTTCTCTTGAAGTTGTCTTTGCTGCTTCAGGTTTTTGTCCTGCTTTCTTAGCAGCAATTCTTGCTTGTGCTGCTTTTCTTCTTTCTGCCTTTACCTTTTCTGCATAAGATTGTACAACTTCTTTGCTACCTCTTTCCTTTTCAGGTTGTTGTACTCTTGTGGATGCTTGTTTTTGAGTACCAACATCCTTTCTTTCCTTGTAAGAGACAGGAACTCTCTTAACTTTGCCAGTTTCGGGGTCTTTAACTGACTTCATTCTTCTCATTTCAGGAGTAGTCTTCTTGCGCTCAGCTCCAATCTTTGTGCCATCACCACCGCGACGGATTTGCGATGAACCCATGACGCTAGCATCATAAGCTGCTTCGGCAAGAATCATAAACTCCTGAAATGATTTCATTTTAGTATCTAAACACTACTTTTTAGTATTTAGAACTCTTCCTCCTTTGCTTTATAGGAACCCTTAAAGACTCGACCTTCAGCATAGAATTGCTTCACACGCTCACGGCGAGTTGAAATCAAGAGATCATATTCTTCCTGTTGCTGTTTAGTAAAGGAGAAATCTTGACGCCTCCAAGTATCACGAAGTTCTTGGATGTGTGGCAGTACATTTGGGATGTGTTCAGTCATTTGAGTATGATAAAGGATTGTTGGTCTGTGTGGGAGATTTAGTGGTCAGTTTCTAAACTGTCACTCAATAATCATAATTGCCATTGATGTAATCTTTGAGATCAAAATTGTAATCTTCATCAATTAAATCAACCAAATCTTCTGCGACAAAATCAAAGTTTTGCAGTTCTTCGATCTGAATGTCGTCGAAGCAGTCCATAGAATCGTTCATGCTTACACTATTAGTACAATTTCAGGGGCCCAGTTTTACTCAAATTCTAGAGGTTTGTTACTCTTTCTTGGTTCTGGTGTTTGATAATCGGGTAGAGTTGACGCATCAATCACAACCTGTACGGTTGTTTCATCATTCCAGTGACGGATGGCATTTGCTACAATAAAACAGTTGGTAATAAAAATAGACAGAAACATAATAAGGCGAATAAGTGCTACCCTATCCGCCTCTTTGTCACATTTACTTGCCTTTTCTCCAAGTGCCTTAGCAAGCAACCGCCACACACTTCTTTGTTTCTTCATAAATTGATGTTCGTGACCTGATGTATTTTAATTCATTCCACTGTTCGCAGTAACAAACCACAAGCAATCGTTCATTTCTGTGAATGGGACAGCACTCAAGGTTGACTTCATCTTTAGGTCGAACATTATACTCAATGGTAATATATTCTTGGTCTTTGAAGTAAACCCAACCCTCAACACCTTTTGTCCATTCAACATAATCGTTGACTTGTGGTTCGTAAGTAGTCATACAAATGCTGCTTCTAAAGGAGTAAGTTTTAGAGGCATCGCGGTATAGTTCCGCGTGTCCCGAATATTTACACAAGCACCGATGGTCTTACTATTGACTGGGGCATAGTATTCTCTGGTTTTGGACTTGTAAAATCCCCAAATAGTTCTGGTCTGAGTGCCATTGTTGTAGTCAAACTTGCGATGACAGCGTAACCAAATAGAAACCACGCCACGCTTGAACTCTTCAAACTCATAGATATAACCTTCTGGTGCTTTGTGAGGAAACTCAGCAATCATATTCGCGTTCAATAGAAAGGAGAGAAATTAGAGTTTTGAGTTTAGCAATCTCTTGCTCCTGTTCACTGATTTTACTCTGAAGACGAGTAATCTGTGCTTGATACTGTTCTTTCAAATCAAACAACATTTTGTTTGTGTGAGCAACATGATGTGTCATAATCAGGTAGTAAACTCCTCAACAATAGCAGATTCTACATCTTCAGCAAGAGCAAACCTTCGTGCGTTCAGAATGTTTTCACGAAGATTGCTATAGTATTTTTCATAGAAATCGCCATCATCCTCTGCAGCAATTAAATCAAAACACTCATCTTCGTGTTCTGCGATTACATTCCAGATTCCACCATATTCACTAGAAGGAAAGGGAACATAGTGGTCCACGACATAAAAATACTTTGCCATTTGTTTGTGTAAATTACCTCTCAAGTTTAATGTTAATGGGTTGATTTGTCAATTAGCAACTGTATGCAAGTCCACCGATTGCTGCACCTAAAGGAACTGCCCAGCGACGGGTGCTTCTCTTATGTGAGAAAGCAGCACCTAAGCTACCACCAAGAGTTGCACCAAGAACTGTTCGACCAGGATTGCAAAAAGGATTTGCACGATTGTACCCATAAGGACCATATGGATATGCTCTCCTATAACCATAATACCCGTTATATGTCGGAGCATTATAGTATGGTGCCGGACTACTTACAGCATATCCCTGTGAAGGATAAGGTTGTTTAGTCACGCAATTAAAGTTATTAGAATTGGTCGTGACTCCTCCTTGAACATAATTCCCAAAAGCATCATAACCTCCACGAAAATAATTTTCCTGATAATTTGTACATACAGGAAAATTTGTAATTTGTTGGGCATTTGATGTAGTTGGAAGTAAGACGCCAAGAAATACAAATGCAGAGATGAGTTTTCTCATTGCATCAATAGAACTCTGCAAGGTAGTAATCAACGGTCACTTCAAGTTTTGCTGCTTCAGCTTCAACTTCTTTCCAGAACTCTTCTGCCACTTTGTCCATTTCTGCTTTTTTAATGAGGTCTCGGATGCTTTTCGGAATCATTTGTACTGTGCCTCTTCTTTTGGACGAATGACTTTGAAATAGTATACCATAAGGGATGACACCAATGCAACTAATCCAGAATAGATTAGAAGTGCTACTGTAATTGTCATCGAATCTCAGTAGACGGTGGTTTATTTAGATTCTCTATCGCTTTTGCACGATAGTATGAATCATACATCCTTTCATCACGCTGGATTAGAAAGACATTCCATCCAAGAATAACAGCAAAACCAATCAATCCAGCGAACACATACTTCTTAGACATTTACTTCAAGCAGAAAATACTCAATTCGTTTTTGAATGTCCACTAATTCATCCCAATAAGGATGTTTGTTTTCATACTTTTCCTTATCTTCAGTGATATTTGCAACTGCAGTAAGCAGAGCAACATAATCATGAGAATTGAATTGTAGATTCACTTTGAAGAACTCCCAGAGTTTTTGAAAATTAAATTAGCAAGAGCGATGATAGCAAGGTTTTGCCAGAAGGTCAAGGATACATCAAACCAAGACAGAATCAGTCCAAGCAACCAAGCTTCAAATAAGATGCTAGCAGTTACAATAACAATAGCACCAGCGATAACACCAATAGCAGTAGAAGTTTTCATAGATTAACAGGCAAGAGCACCAGCAGGGATTTCAACGACTTCGGGCATTTTACTGCCACCATACTTATAGCAATTATAGCATACCCATTCACCATTTAGAGTGAAAATGTAGGCATATTCTTCATTATCCGCAAAATACTCATACTTGTTAGCATCAAGACGAGGAGGAGAATCTTCACCGCGTTGAGAGTAGTATTGAGGACCGTATTCTTCACGGTGACGGTCTAGCAAATCATTAGACCAACGCTCATTAGTCCAACAAGAACTCATGTCGCCACCATCAATCAGTTCGGCAACTTTCTCCTTGGTATTGTAGTGAGTGTTCAGAATCCGACCCAACCATTCAGGATAACCATCCCAATGATGATAGGCAGAGAGAATAGAACCATCAGGAAGTTCAAGACCAATTCTAGAGCGGGTTGCCATTGCGTTCGTTGCTTACACTATAGAGACACTTTCAGGGGCCCAATTAAATCAACCGCCCCTCTCTCTCAAACTCCGCACCAAGTATTCAGTAAACTTTTCCATCTTCTCAGGTATAACTGCTTGTGGTCTTTGATTGATTACATTTTTAAGTGCAGTCATTTCATACCACTCTTCTTCTGTTAGATTATTGTTTCCCTTTGATGGAAGAGTCATACTCTTTTGCTCCCGTGTTTATGTTCAAATCCTAACATTATTTAAGGGAGTTATGCCATTTCTTAATATTGTCTTTGGGATTGAGCAATACTTCTTAACCAAAGAAAGTTCCAAAAGAACCTTTATCATCACCAAAACCCTTCATACGGTCTTCCAGTTTATCAACAAGTTGATCGACACGAATAAGATTGTCAATAGAGCAAATCAACGATGAGATTTCTCTTGCTACAAAAGGTTTTTCCTGTCTAGCAGCATATGCCAGTGCGTTACGCAAACTTGCTTCTGCTTCTTTCAAACTTTCTTCTACTGATTCACTTAATGCCATTTACTTTCCTCAATTCAAAACTACCATCTTTACGGTCAATCCATTTTACAGTATCACCTTCTTTCAGATTTGCTGCTTCCAACAAGTCATCAGGAAGATTAACATAACAGTCTCCACTCAAACCATCAACTTCAACAGGAAGTTGCCACCTTACTACTTTATCTTCTTTCTCAGCAGAATCACACATTGCATTTAGCTCTTCTTCAGTGTATTGCGAATGTTCTTTAGGATAATAATTTTCTTCCCAGAAATCATTCCATGCTTTTTTACACTCGGGAGACTTATCATCTTTATCACAAGTTAGTTTGTGTTCTTCTTTAGACATATCAGAAGTGTTACTATCCCATCCATCATAATATTCCCTTTCTTTGAGGATTGCCTCAATATCTTCTTTGTCCCACAATTCTCCTTGTGATTTTACTTGCTCTATAATCTGATTACCATTACCATTCAGAAGTGCTAGAAGTTCATAACAACGACTAGTTTGATTTTTGAAGTAATGATACTCCTCATCAACAACACCTTTAATGACATCATAAATCTCCTGCGGTGTTGCTTCTGCCGAGGTCAAAGCATCACTCATCCACTTCTCAAGATTTTCGAGAGAATACTTTTTGTAGTCAAAGTTGCTCATAATCAATCTTCTCTAGGTTTAGGTTTGTTGCACTCGTTGCAGTAGAATGAAAATCCCTGACGAAAAGATTTTACCACCTGGAAGTGCTCACTGTCAAGTGGTTTTATCTCTCCGCAGTTAGAGCACTTTCGTTGTCCCGATCCCAGCATTTCCCCAGATTCTTCTTTCTTTCTTACGGAGTTTCTTAAGTTCTTTGTAAAGTTCCTTGATTTGTTGATAAGCATCTTCTGGCGACATTTTATCTGCGATTTCAAGTCCCGCAATGAGCCCAACCTTATCACCAAACCTGGCGAGTGCTCTTTCATATTGTGAAAGGTTTTCATACATTTTTTGTAAATGCCTCAAGTGACAGAATATCTATGCGAACATCAACAGCATCAATAGAGTTTCCCAACTCATAAAGACTATTTGAAGTCTCAATGTTTTCTTCTTCTAGATTAGCAATACGATTCTCTAGTTCTACAATTTTAGCATACAAATCAACATCTTCAATTATAGGTTTTTGTGATGGTGTGATAAACCATTTGATAAATTTTCTAATCATACTAAACCTATTTCTTTAAGATACTGCTGATAACGCATAAACGATTGTAGACGAATAGGAACTCCTAGACTGTCGCAACAACGACAGTATGAAATAAACTCATACCAAGGTGCTGTAGGGTCAGTGTCACTCATAGCAATTCTTTCCAGAATTTTTCACCTTTCTGAAGTGCTAATACGACTGTTGTATGTTCTCTTGCGTGTCGGTCAAGATCTTTCTCTTTGAAGTAAATGTCAGACCTTTGAATGGCACACTGGAAGATATTAGCCCACAGTTGTTGATTCGGTGTTAGTCGTAGTTTCATGGAGATTCTTTAGTGCTTCAAGGACTTCTGGAGTTTCTGACCAACTCCATTCATTGCCGTTTTTATCAACGAAAGTTCTTACCGTCATACTTTTTCAAAACAAACTGAGTTAAATCTACCAGAAACTCCACGAAGTGTCAACTTTGTGTGTTGTGAGTGAATTTCTACCTTTTCCACATAGTATTTGTCACCCACAATTAAAATACCTGTAGGGTCTGTATTATTACCCCAAGCAATCTGTTCCTTTGAACATCCAATGAATTTTACATTGTTTCCTGCTCTAAAGTTTTCCATCTACAGTACCAGAATAGGTGCTTCCTACTTCATTTAGTCTATTCTCTTGTTTGAGTTTCAACATAAATCTGGTAGCACGAACACACTCTTCTTCAGTCAGTGCGGTGATAATACCATTACCTTCTTTATCAGTTGAACTCCAAAGTCCGTACTTCTTCTCCTCCACATAGAAGGCATCATCAATTAGTTGTTTTTCTGTCATTTTGTAGTGCTAGTTGTCGTTCAATT